AAGTCTCCACTAAGTATAATATCAGTTTCAGGTCTTGCCGCGGTTTGTGCGAGTTTTGCCTCAATTTGTCTCATTACACCTAATGAATCTCTAGCAATTCCTATCGCCTCAGCTCTTAATTGTTCGTCTGTTTTATTTAAGTCTTGTTGAAATTTACCCAATTCTTCTAATTGACTTTCGGTTAGGTTTGCAACATCAACTAAGTCATCACCTATACTAATTTTCAATTGACCTCCTTGTAATTCACCTAAATTTGCAACCATTTCTTTTTGCTCTTCAGGTATGTTGGCTAATCCTTCAAGAAACTCTAATTTTTTGGTTTTCTTAGCTGAGTTCATCGCCATTTCTGCAAATTCTTGATAACCCATCCCCGCTAACTTAGCCGCTTCTCTCATTCGATACATTTCCGTAACAGGAATATCAAATTCACCTGTACTTTCATTAAATGTAACCGCAGCCGCGCTCATATTAACAAGTTCATCCTGTAAACCCGCCATATCAGTTTGTGCCATATGTAATAATTGGAATGGGTCGGCTAATTTACCAACAGCACCTCCAATCATTTGGAATCCTGCCGCGGTTTCAATCGCCTTTGTTGGGTCCATTAATTCCTCAGCAAATTTAACAGTACTACCCATGTCAATCCTTAATGATTGTGCTTGTGCAACCATTTTTGACAATCCATCAACACCACCTTTAAAATTGTAAGAAGCAACGAGTTTAATGTTTTCACCAACAGTTCTCATAAACTGACCAACATTCAAACCGTAACTTCTGGCCTCTGTTTGTAATCTCGCAATTGCACCGATAGCGTCATCAGTACCTTTACCCAACATATCGAAGTTTTTAATAAAACCAGCCATCTCTTCTGAGGTTAATCCAACAGACATGGCAAGTGCGTTCATATCGGTTAATTGTTGGCTAGTTAATAAACGGGTTGTTTGTAACTGATTATTAATCGCACCAAATAATTCAAGATTCTCTTGTAATCCAACACCAAATTCTAATGTGTTTAATCTTGCGTTAGCAAACGTAGTAGTTAACATATTAGAAATTTCTCTACCCCTTCCTAAAGTTTCTCTAGCCATTTTAGCTGCAGACCTATTTATCTCATCTGCATCCTGCATGATTTTTTTTGGACTAATTTCATCTCGTATCAGATTATAAACCCCTTTTAAACCATCTTTTAATAAATTTACTTTACTGAGAGCGGAATCTAATCCAGAGTTTACATTACCATCTTCTTGAAAAAACATAATTTCTTTTTACTATAAATAGATTACCTACGTATTTTGTTATTTTGTTTTTCTATTTGTTCGTTCTTTTTATTAAACTCTTCAACCAACATGTTAATAAAAAACTTTCGTTCGTAAGTAGGCATAGTCATACAGTCCGTGTATGTCATATTTACATGACGACACAGATAATAAATCTCTTCGAGCATTATTTTTTTGTAATTAGAAGAAAGGACGAAAAAACTCAGCCCCGAAAGTGATTTCTACGTTCACTTTTTCTCCTGACGGGGCGGTAACTTGTCTTTTTAAATCAAGACGCGGTTCACAATCTTTCATTGTGTTTCTTATGAATTTGGAATCCATAATTGGTAAGTTATTTACAAATTGAGCAATAAACTCTCGGTCTTCATTACCGTCAACACTAACTATGTGTAACTCCAATCTTTTTGTTACCAAAGGAACCGTAACGTTTACAGGATATGAATCTCTCATATCACTTAAACTATTAATATCTCTAAGTGTTAATAATTTACACAAAACATTTGACCCTGATTTTGGTAAATTTAGTTCAAATAAACCTTTATCATTTGGTTTAAGTTTTGGTTGAATAATATTAAGTTCATCTAATACTACTGTAGATTCAAATTTTTTGTTTGTTTTTGGGTCAAGTAAGTTGAATATATATTCGGGACCAAAAGCAGTGTTTCTTAAAAATATCATGATTGCCTCAACATCACTTTCTAAAAGGTCATCTACATGAATATCAGTTTCATAAATTTTTGACCTTAAAAGTGTTTGAATTAAATTTTTATTAGTTGAAGTTGATACCAATAAATTTTCGTCTTGGGCAGTTAAATACCCCACCCTTAATGCTTTCTTTTTATTTTTGTAAAACAATCCACCTGAAGGTAGTGGAACCACATCATGTGGTAAATTCATATTCATTTGTCCGTATTGTTGTGCTTGGTCCATAATTTAATCTCCTTTAATAAAAAAAACCATAGAAGTACAATGACCTCTATGGTTTAAATATATTGCTGATTGATTTTTAATCAATACTATTTTATATTAGTATACCAAAATACATCTATCAGGACGAAGAGTTGCCGAAATTGTTGCCAACGCATCATCTGAATAACCTAATGAATCAAAATTCACATCGGTTAAGAAGGTTCCTTGAAGAATCCATTTTTCAACAGCAACACCTGTTGGGTCCAACATTTCAAGGTCAAGGTCTTTTTTGTAACCCGCAGCATATCCCATACGACCTGTTACGGACTCTGAGTGTAGACGTACCCACTCCATCAGGGCTTGTGCCGCTGAAGGACCAATTGGGTCACGGAAAGTTACGTTTATGGTATTCCATACGAATCTACCAGCCACATACGTAGATGTGTTTAGGAAAGGAATTTCTGTTGCCCCGATTTGGATGTTTGGTCTTGAAGTAGACTCAACATACCAAGAGTTAATTCCCAATGATGAAGGAAACGATAGGATAAACCTATTTTTTCTTTTTGGTTCATAAGGAACGGGCATTTTCATTAATAAATCAGCCATAGTATTTTGGTTTTTCTTTGTTCTTTGTTTATTTGATTATAAATATCTCGTTTTAAAATTTTTCTATTTACTTTTTTCAAAAACCCGATATTCTACACTAGAAGCAAATTAAAATAATAATAATTATACTTCTTTTTTATCTCCTCCTTTAGTTAAATAAGTTTTAACTGGTTTATCTTCATACTCTTTATCTAAAAATGCTTTAATTTTTTCGACATTTCCTGGGTCGTCATCAGAAAACCCAATCATTGGTACAAAGTTATTTTTTACATCATTTTTAAGGAACGCTTGTTTTCCGATTCTCTCACTCATTTCTTTTACATAAGAAATAAACTCTCTTAAAGCTTTGATTTTTCCTTCCTCAGGGTTTGATGCTGACCCTTCTCCATATGTTACTGGGTAATATTTACAAAGGTCCAAATACTCATTAATCATATTTTGACCGTCCTTTGTTTCATCCCCCGTCATATTTCTATACCTTTTAAGGTTTTCAATAAGAGTGTCCTTACTGATACCATTATGGTCGGTAACAATATAGTTATATATTGCCTCACGAAGAACTGAAGGAGTATGTCCTCGTGCGGTTATAATTGCAAATATTGAACCACCGTTTATACATTCTACAAAATCGTCCCACGAAGGACCTGTAGATGCCATCATAGAATCAATAATAAAAGCTTTGTCCCCTTTTACCCCAAAATTTCTGTAAGGGTCATTTGCATAACCTACAATCATCTTGTCTTTATACTCGAAAGGTTCTTTACCAATCAAAGCACGGTAATCTGCAAAGTCCTCTGTAGACATACCAACCTCTTCATCATCTTCACTTAAAAGAATAATCTGTGTCGGCATTGTCACAATATTGTCGTCCCAATCAAAAGCATAATACTTTAAATCAGGATTACCTTCAGGGTCAAAACCTTCACGAAGTTGTTTTTCTTCGTAAAACTCTTTTATGATTCTTCTAATAGACATTTTATTTATTTTTCATTTTTTCAATTAATCTTTCCAATTGAGCTTCAGAAATAACAATATTCTGAGGTTTTTTAGAAAAAGACTTTTTGCCATTGGATTTCATCTCCATAGCTTCATTTAAAGTTTTCTTTTTAAATTCCATAATCTTATTTTTAGTTAAACGTTTAATAAAAGGCTAATGGGGACCACAATATTTGTAGTCCCCATATTATAAATATATGAGTTATTAAATATCCTCAAAAGATGCACCTGTCGGAGTAATCAAGAATTCAATATCGATGAATTCAAGAGCTCTTGTTGGTTTTAGATAAATCTTACCTGTTAAGGTATTTGAATCTAAATCTTCAGGTGTATTAGATACTGTTACTCTAAAGTCAATTAGACCACGGTCTCTTCTGATACCATCTAAGATTGGGTTAACTGAATCCAAGAA